TAATGATAATCACTGGAAAGCAATCTGGGAAGGTTACTTGTATGGCGGCCTAAGTCATCCTGAATGGGCAGGATTAGAAGACAGACAAAAGGCTATGCATGACTTGCTAATAAGTTTATATGATGCAGGCAAGTTACATCAACCTCGTCAGTTTGGAGCTCATCCACGTAGACTGCCTTACCACTGGTTAGAGTGTTTTGTACCGCCAGAAGAAATGAATCCTGCACAGCAAAAAGTGTGGGATAACTATAAACTGATAACGGACTTAGCATGACATTACCAATTGAAAGAACAAATGCGGTATTAAATGTAGAACGATTCTTAATGGACTTGAGAGATCCTAAGAAGTATCCGCGAGTACCAAGTGAAGTTCGTAAACAGGCAAGTAGCCTGTTGAAGCACTATCCCCGCAAGTTTGACATGATGGATCCTGCGGAGAGTTTTGAAGCCATTAAGGAATGGAGTTATGAAAATTAAGATTGGACCTTATGAATCTTGGTACGGACCATATCAGCTCGCTCAAACGCTAATGTTTTGGGTACCAAAAGAAAAAGACGAATACGGCTTTCCGCATACAGCAGATCGTGTACACAAGTTTGGCGAATGGCTTGCTCACGGTAAAGTGCTGCCTGAACCTGAAGTAGGCGAAGTTTACGACATGTGGGAAGACCGTCCTAAGACGTGGCTCTATAAGTTCCTATCGTGGATCCACAGTAAGCAGAAGCGTACTGTTAAAGTACACATTGATCGCTGGGATACTTGGAGCATGGATCATACTCTTGCTCTTATCGTACTTCCTATGCTCAAGCAACTAAAAGAAACCAAGCACGGTGCTCCTTTAGTTGATCCTAAGGATTGTCCACCAGAACTAAAACCTAAGAAACTGACTAAGAAAGAACGTGACAACGGTACTACTGACAGCACACACTTTGAACGTTGGGACTGGGTGCTAGACGAAATGATCTTTGCGTTTGACAGCAAGGTCAATGACGACTGGGAAGATCAGTTTGAAACTGGTGAAAGCGACCTACAGTGGAAGAAGCTGGAAGATGGCAACAGCCAAATGGTAGAAGGACCTAATCACACCAAGGTGTATAATTGGGAAGGTAGAAAGAAATATCAAGAAAGAATAAGTAATGGATTCCGACTATTTGGAAAATATTATGAAAACCTCTGGGATTGAAATGGAATTAAAAGACACAACAACGCAAGAAGAATACAAAGAGATGTCCTCTCAGACAAGAGCTCGTAATCTTGCGATGGAACTGTCTAAAGAACGCAAACGTCTAAAAGCAGAACTTGCAGAGCTTCAAACAGAAGTAGAAGATCTTACACCTACTACGCCAACAGGAACTATAGACTGGTATGTAAAGTGGTGTGCGATGGTATTAGCGGTATTTGGAGTGTTTAGTATCAGTGCAGGATTCACACAAATTGGACAAGTGTCTTATATCCTTAGTTCAATGGGATGGGTGTTTGTTGGCATGGCTTGGGGAGATAGGGCAATTATGATCGGATCAAGTATAAGTGGCACAGCGGTTGCAATGAATTTAGTAGCGAGTTTAACAGTATGACAGATATGTTTGAAGTAGACGATGAAGCGGTTCGTAATCTAGTAATCCTTGCTAAGGAGTGTGAAACTGTAGATCCAATTGATTGGGGCGAACTTGCGATTACAGAAGAACAGGCCTACATTATGATGGCAACTCATGTGCTAGAAATGGAAAGAAATCACTTGACAGATGGCGCAATTATTGTTAAACTACTAGTAGAAAACTTTGTATTAAATCTTAAATTATTAGGAAAGACATGAAAACAATATATGACAATAAGGCAATTTTAACTAATACTCGCAACGAGCAATCAGTTGAAGTAGAAGTTGACAACGTTAGAGCAAATGAATCTTTTGATGCATTCATTGCAACTAACAAAATTCACATGCGCTGGAATGGTAAAATTTATATAGGTAATGCTCACGGCATGGAGTTTACTTCTAAAGGACCAAACGAGCGTGTAATTAAAGGGAGATTTTAATGAAACAGAAAGTAGAGATCATGGAAGGACCATTTAGTGCGGCACTTGTAGAAGATACAGAAGGTGTTCTGTATAGAGAAATTAAAACTGTTCGTGTTAAGCCAGATGGAATGCTTACGGAATATGTTACAAGACGCGAGTATAATCCTAGTGGCGACTATAATGATACTTCTAGTGTCCGTCCGTTAACTAAAGTGGAGGTAAAATAATGCCGCTAATTCCTATGGTTGTTGAGCAAGAGTCAAGAGGCGAACGTTCATACGATATTTACAGTAGACTTCTTAAAGACCGCATAGTTATGCTGAATGGTCCTGTTGAAGATAATAGTGCTAATCTAATTGTAGCACAAATGTTGTTCTTGGAAAGTGAAAATCCAGACAAGCCTATTAACTTTTACATTAATAGCCCAGGAGGCGTTATTACTAGTGGCATGAGCATTTATGACACTATGCAATTTATTAAATCGCCTGTACATACTATTGTGTTAGGACAAGCATGTAGTATGGGTAGTTTCCTTGCACAGGCAGGTGAACCAGGCAAACGTAAAATGTTACCTTATGCACGACACATGATCCATCAACCTAGTGGCGGAACACAAGGCATGGCAAGTGACATTGAAATTCAGTATAAGGAAATCACAAAGATGAAAGAAACCTTAACTGAATTATATGTAAAGCATAATTCAAAAGGTAAGACCTACGAAGAATTTGAAAGAGACATGGACAGAGATACATTTATGTCTGCCCAAGAAGCTCTTGATTATGGCTTAGTAGATCAAATTGTAGAGAAACGCTAATGCCTATTCCTGAAAAAGTCATTATTCCAGCGTCTAAAGATCCTGGCCTTAAGCATTTTTATATTAGTTTAGTAAAAAGTGGCTTAAGAATTGCAGGGTGTGTGGCTGTATTGCTTGGCGCAAATATTATGTGGTTGCCAGGATTGTTTTTAGTTGCAGAACTTCTAGGAATAGTAGAAGAACTATGAGTAGTGCAATCTGGCATGTTGACAAACTAAAAGAGTTTGTTGCTGATAAGAAAGGAATCCCTACAGAAGAAGAACTAAATACCATGTTGAAAGAAACTGTCCTAGTTGTAACTTTCAACAAGTTAGACGGCGCAGAGCGTGTAATGACATGCACTAAGTCGTTTGACATTATCCCTGAAGAGCATAAGCCCAAAACAGATAAAAAACCACCAGCTGGTAACGTAACTGTTTGGGATATCAATGCAAAGGGTTGGCGTAGTTTTAAATATGATCGTGTAACAAAAGTCGAGGTTGACAAGACAGAATCTTGACTGTATAGTAATATACGCTGGGTGAATGGTGTAGTGGTAACACGACAGTCTCCAAAACTGTAAACTGAGGTTCGATTCCTTGTTCGCCTGCCAAAAAAATTATGGCCCGTTCGTCTAGTGGTTAGGACACATGGTTTTCATCCATGCAACAGGAGTTCGATTCTCCTACGGGCTACCAAGATAGTATACACTCTGCAGGAAGTATAGCAACTTGCAACAGACTGATAAACTGGGAGTGTATACTTTAGGAGAGTTGGCTGAGTGGTCGAAAGCGGCACCCTGCTAAGGTGTTATACGGGCAACTGTATCGAGGGTTCGAATCCCTCACTCTCCGCCAGATTGCGGGATTGGTATAGTGGTATTATGACAGCCTTCCAAGCTGACGAGACGGGTTCGATTCCCGTATCCCGCTCCAAATGGTTGACATTGACAAAATATGTGTTATAATGTGTTTTTTAATTAGGAGTATGTATGTTAGAATTAAGATCAGTTGAAGATAGAATGAAGTTTCACAACAAAGATATCGACAACCCTTATTCAGTAAATGGTTTTAATGGTACATGGGCTTTTTCAGACCATAGATTAATTCCAGAAGCTTTAATTGGTTTTTTGCAACATTATTTTGGTCAAGCAAGAATTCGAAGAGTGTCGTTAGATCAAATCAACGAAGTTATGAACGATATTTGGGAAGGGCCCGGAAGTTTAAAGAAAGTCTTCGAGGCTGAAATGGAAATGAGAGCGTCTGGAAAAGATGTAAAAATGATTGCATCAGATTTTGTCAAAACCAAGTTTGATGATTTGGAAGAAGATACACCACTAAGTAATGTAGAGTAAGTTACGCCGGATTAGCTCAGTTGGTAGAGCAACTGATTTGTAATCAGTAGGTCGTCAGTTCGAATCCGACATCCGGCACCATTTATAGGAAGAAGTATGAAAAAGATAGCAGAATGGTTAGATATCTGTAAAGTACACTGGAAAGAAATTTTTGCAATTTCGTTTCTGATGCATTTTGTATTTGATTGGTTCATATTTCTTTTAGGTTTTTTGGTAGGTAAATATCTATGATAGGGGCCGTAGCTCAGTTGGGAGAGCGACTGGTTTGCATCCAGTAGGTCGCAGGTTCGACCCCTGTCGGCTCCACCATTCTAGAAAGGATACTATGTAAATATGCCAGTTGAAGCATGGTTCTATACACCTGCTTATTATGACTTCATCAAAGGTGAAGATCTTAATAAGGTGCAGACAGAAATAAGCGATACTTTGCCTAGCGTTGAGTTTTCAAAACACAAAGGTTGGGGAGAGACAAATCATAGTCTAAGCGATCCAACATTTAAAACTAATTACATAGACAAGTATAAACTACGTTTTACAAAAAAATTATTTGTACAACACATCAAACAATATCTAGCCGCGTTCAAACACGAAGAATATACAGTTAAGATAGAGAATTCTTGGCTTACAAGTACTCAAAAAGGTGAACACACTACTGTACATAATCACGGTGGTTTTGATATAAGTGGCGTGTATTACTTTCAAACAAACAAACAAGACGGTTCTCTATATTTGATGAATCCTCTTACAAGCCTAGTAAGCTCACACTATTTTGCACCAGATGAATGCATATATTATCACCCAGAAATAGGGAAACTTATACTATTTCCTAGTTGGATATATCACGGTGTAAGGCCAAATGACACAGATGACACTAGAATAAGCCTGTCATTTAATGCCAAAATTTCTTTCAAAAATGGTTGACAATGCCCTAATCCTTTGCTATAATATATACATAAATTAGGCAAAGTAGAGGCACACAATGACATTAGTAGATCAAGCAAAATTGTTCGCTACAGCCGCACACGGGGCTATCGGACAAGTTCGTAAATACACAGGCGAACCATACGTTACACACCCTATTAGAGTAATGAACCTTGTTAGCACAGTAATCAAGGACGAGAAGGTGTTAGCGGCCGCTTTGTTGCACGATGTCATCGAAGATACTAAAATTACAAAAGAAGATATTGCTTTTGCATTTGGTATTGAAGTTGCTGATATGGTTGTTTTACTTAGTGACCCGCCCAAAGTTGAAGGTGGTCCTAATCGTAAAGCACGTAAAGCAATGGATCGTGATAGACTTAGTAAGGCACCTGCATGTGTACAGACTATCAAAGTTGCAGACATGATTGACAACACTGAAAGTATTGTTGCACATGATCCTAAGTTTGCAAAAGTATACTTAGAAGAAAAGCGTTTGCTTTTAGATGTATTAACTAAAGCAGATGCAAAGTTAGTTGAAATTGCAAAAAATCAGGTAACACGATGAGTAGGTTTCAAGAGAAGTTTTTGAAGCCTACTCTTTTTAATCCAAAAGGACATTGGATGGTAGGAACTGTTTGGCCAGTACAAGGAAGTAAAGGGAATGAGTATTCCGTCACATTACATGATCGTGGATTTAACTGTGATTGTACAGGTTTTGGATACCATGGGTATTGCAAACATTCTAAATCTATTGTAAAAAAAGTTGAGAGGGCAATGGCATGAGAACACAACCAGACGCAATTATTAGGCAACTTGAAGCAGACAACAGTCGCTTGGGCAAAGAAGCAATCCTAAAACAAGCACACGAAGAAGGACTTCCTGAGTTCTTTGAAGGTCTTACAATGGCACTAGATCCGCTTGTAACATTTGGAGTAAAGCAGGTACCTGAACGTTCAGATATATTAACTGGACAAGGATTGTCTTGGTCTGTGTTTAAAGAACTTGCTGAAAAACTACAACAGCGTGAACTAACCGGACATGCGGCACGTGATGCTATTGAATTAGCAATGGGTGTGGCTACTACAGAACAATGGAATGATTGGTATCGCCGTATCCTTATTAAAGATTTACGTTGCGGAGTAAGTGAAAAGACCGTGAACAAAGTGGTGCCTGGTACTGTACCGGTATTCACTTGTTCATTGGCACACGACTCTGCTAAACACGAAAAGAAAATGACTGGCAAGAAACAAATTGAAATCAAATTAGATGGCGTTCGTGTTCTTACTACTATACGTGGTAACAAAGTTGAGATGTTCAGTCGTAATGGTAAACAGTTTCACAACTTTGGACACATCATTGCAGAAATAGAAGAAGTACTAAAAGATTATCCTGCACCGTATCCGCTTATGCTCGACGGCGAAGTAATGAGTGCTAACTTTCAAGACTTAATGAAACAGGTACATCGTAAGGACAATGTAAGTGCAAACGATGCTGTACTACATTTGTTTGACATGGCACCTTTGGGTAACTTCTTAAACGGAAAGTATGACAAACCACAGCATGAACGTAGTGCTATGGTAAAGTATTGGGTAGAAGATCATAAAAGCGTTTTAAAGCACGTACAAGCACTTGATTGGGAAACAGTAGACCTAAGTACTCCCGAAGGCGAAAAACGCTTTACAGAGCTTAATAAAGCGGCTGTAGACGGTGGATATGAAGGTGTTATGATTAAGGACGTTGATGCTCCTTATGAATGTAAACGTACTCATGCATGGCTTAAAGCAAAGCCATTTATTGAAGTAACATTGGAGGTAGTAGATGTCGAAGAAGGAACAGGAAGAAATGAAGGAAGACTTGGAGCACTCGTATGCCGCGGTGAGGATGATGGACGGATGGTTGAGGTCAATTGCGGTAGCGGGTTTAGTGACGCTGATCGCGATACCTTTTGGAGCAATCGTGGGTCTTTGGTTGGCCAACTTGTAGAGGTACGAGCAGATGCAATTACGCAAAATCAAGACGGCACTTACTCGTTACGTTTTCCAAGATTTAAAACGTTCCGGGGATTCGAAGCCGGCGAAAAAATATAAATTTTACAAATACACAAAAAGTAAAAAGTATGAAAATGCTCGTTGTATTTGGGACTTAGAAAACGAAGGATAGTGACATGAAACACATTTGGTATTTCCTTAAATGGAATTTTAACTTTCAAGAATGGCAACCTTACAGCAAACGCATGCTTGGATATTTTATATTAGGTATTGTATTTGGAATGCTTGTTGAGAACGGATTTTTTATTACGCCTATTTTAATATTTGTTGATATGACAGTTGATATTGTGCGTAATAGATACAATGACTTTCTAGCAGAACGTGATGAGATCTTAGACGAGCTCAAGAAAAAATAAAGGCATCATGAGTTGCACTCTCTTATTCGCAAAAAACTGTTACAGGTTGCATACGATAATCCTGGAGTTCAAGGCCGTGTTAAAATGGCTGCCGGTATTATCTATAAAAGACATCTAATTGCAACAGGTATAAACAGTTATAAGACCCATCCCTTAATGTGTGAATCTAACGGTTACAGGGATGGGCAAATCTACTTACATGCAGAAGTTGATGCTATTAAAAATGCATTAAGAATCATTTCTGTTGATCAATTATCAAAATGTGATATGTACATTGTACGGTTGAAGAAAACTCAACCATATGGAACTACATTTGTTCCCGGACTAGCAAAACCGTGTCCAGGATGTATGCAATTAATTAGTAGTTTCGATTTAAAGAATGTTTATTGGACTGAAGATGAAGAAACAGTTTGTTTTGCATGAGTTTACGATGGGAGATGTAGAGGACCCGCATATTTACGTGACAGCGCCAATTTGGGAATGGCAACAAACTCAGCAAGGTAAATTTGCTATGAAGTACGGAAAAAATATTAAGTACACTATAGCACCAGACGATTTTTCCTACGGACATAGAGTTACTATAACAGGAGAATTTGCTGGCAAGTATGAAACTGTGCTACGTTTGAAAAAAGATTGACTTTTTTAATCTTTGCATATATACTTTTTGTAATAAACTTTTTGGAGATTTTAAATGGCCCTGCCGAAGACTAAAAGAAAAAAACCTAGAGCGGCTCCTCGTCTAAAACGCGGTGCTAAACTTACAGCGCCTAGTTGGGATGGCTGGGAAGAATGGACGGGTGAACAGATTCACCGTCATAGAGAATATGTAAGATCTTTTTACTATGAAAATTATAAGCCAGCTGATTTGTATCCTAGTATATTCAAATGGATGGAAGCAAGCGGAGAATATACTAAAGAACAAATAAAACACGCAAAGGCAATGCCTAATACTTACATCAGTATTACAAGTGCTATTGTTGCACAATCATTTTTAGATGGTGCTCCTGACTATGTAAAGAGAGAAGATGAGCATTGGCAAAGTCTTGCTGGCACAATGGGTCCTAAGAAAGGTCCTAGCGAATTCCTTAAAAAACGAATTGAAACTTACATTGAAGGTGGCTCAAAGGCTGTTCAAGTTAAAACAAAAGAAGAAAAAGCAAAAGCAAACGTCTACGTTCCTACAATACAAGAACGTATAAGAGACCAGGCATATGATATGTCTGAACCAATTGACGAATGGTTGGAAGTTTGGGTACAAGACCCAAAGTTGTTTGACCCAAAAGGGTTTGACTTTAAAGCATATTTTAAAAAAGTTCAACCAAGTCAAGCTCACGCTCGCAAAATGAAATCTTTTTGGGAGTCGGAACTAGTAGACTTTGACGACCTAGAAAGAATGCCAACAAAAGGACAGTTGGCAAAAATGGACGAACACGAAAGAGATATGTGGGAACAACTAAAAGAAGGTTACGCAGATCACAAAAAATCTGATATTGCAAAATATCGCAAAGCAATCGAAACCGTGAATGCAGAGCTAGACTTTATTATTGAGCAAGCTAAGGCAACACGTAAACCACGTAAGCCTAAGCAACGATCTGCAAGTAAAATTGTAGAGAAGTTGAAGTTTAACAAAGCAGATGACAAGTATTCACTTGCAAGTATTGATCCTACACTTATTGTAGGTGCTAGTGAGCTGTGGGTGTTTAACAGTAAGACACGTAAACTAGGCAAATATGTTGCATCAAATATAGATCCAAAAGGTCTTGCTAGAGACGGTACTGGACTTAGTGTTAAAGGCACAACAATAATAGGGTTTGACGAAAAAGAAAGTATTCAAAAGACGCTACGTAAGCCAGAAGAACAACTAAAAGAGTTTAAAAATGCAGGTAAAGTAGCATTACGCAAGTTTCTAGAGGAGATAAAAACTACTGATACAAAACTAAACGGACGTTGTAATCCGGATACAGTGCTTCTTAAAGTAAACTGATAAATACTTACATGAAGAAGCCAGATCCTAATAAAGTCCGTATTGCTGTAGAAGGACTACCTATTTTAGCAGAAGTTGTTGATGCTTTAGCAAGCATAGACAACACTCCTGACATGTCAAAACTAGCAAATAACAGCCTAAGTGGAGACTTAATTCAAGGAGGTACAATATCTAAGTTTAAAAGCACCGGTATTAAAGACGAGTCAACTAGACTTGTAGTGTTTGTAAATGACGATGGAATACTAACTGATACAATAGACGTAGAAACACTAGTAGGCGACACAAATGTTTCTGGTAATTTACATGTAGACGGCGAAGTTTATGCAAAAAAACTTCATGTTGACGAAGTTACAGCAGACGTTAGAAATGAAAGATCTGGACCACTTGAATTCAATGATGCAGATGGTAACATCTATAATAAAGGATTATTGTGGGTGCAAAAAGGACAACCTACAAAACAGTTTGTGTACAGACCTAATCCAGATAGACTTTGGAGTAGTGATCCAATAGATTTACATGCAGATGCTGCATACTTTGTAAACGGCAACTATGTTCTAAGCAAAGATTCACTAGGCCCTGATATTAAAACAAGTAGCCTTAGAGAAGTAGGTACACTTCATAAGTTAAATGTTAGAGGCAATGTTTCTTTTGGTCAACATCTATTTTGGAACAGCGATGCTGATAGGCTAGGTATTGGTACTGAAGCACCTAATGGTGCTGTTGGTATAATGGGCTTTGATTCTGAGTTTGTTATTGATATAGATCAACCAGAGATCAAATTAGGAACATATACAACACATGACCTAGAAATTATAACTGACAATACAACTAGAATTAGTGTAAGTGCTAATGGTAAAATACACCTAGGTAACAAGAACAGTGACTCAGCAAGGGTTACAGTACATGGTAAATTAGGTGTTGGTGTAAACACAATTTCAGACGACAGCGATCTTGCTGTTGCAGGCCCGATAAAATTTGAAAACAAAAAAATGCAAGTAGGTTCCGGTTCACCCACTAGTGGACAATATCGTAAAGGCGATATAGTTTGGAATGATGACCCAAAGCCAACAGGCTATATAGGTTGGGTATGCATTTTGGAAGGCACTCCAGGAGAATGGAAGCCTTTCGGTCAAATCAGCTCATAAACTACCAACAAAATAAAGTAAGAGTACCCTATAAATATTAGTATGACTAACTTTGACTTATTAAAAAAACAAACTAAAAAACAGGCACTTATTTGGAAAATAATAGGCAGTGTACTTCCCATGACAGGCTTTATAGCTCTAGCGATTTCGTATTGGCTAGGAGCTCATGAAACATATTATTGGCTTATTTTAACAGGCACTTGTACTTTTATGTTCGTCGCCGCAATTTGGTGGTGGTGGGCAATAGATAAAATTTCCTCTGTTGTTGAATTAATGTCTCAAGCGGCTGAAAAATTTAAAGAAGTTAAGCAAGACATTACTGTCTTAAAAGAAGATATAAACAACAATAAATAATTGTATGTATGTATTTGGTAACGGTGAAAGCCGTTCTCGGCTTGATATTGACTCTCTGTTTGGAACTAAAATAGGGTGCAATGCCATTATGCGTGATTATAAAATGGATCATCTTATCTGTGTTGACAAACGAATGGTTGAAGAATCTATCAACGCTGGTATAAATGAGGAAACAAAAATTTACACAAGAAGCGATTGGTATCCTAGATTCAAACAACACAAAAACATAAGATTACTTCCTAATTTACCTTATGAAGGAAATGAGAGATGGGACGAACCATTTCAATGGGGTAGTGGTCCTTATGCTGTTCTTTTAGGAGCTCTAAAGAGCAAAAAAGAAACAGTTCATTTAATAGGCTTTGATATGTACAGTGACACTAGCACAGTTAATAACATATACAAAGATACACGAAACTATGATAGAGCAGATAAGAGAGCCGTTGATCCTAGATATTGGATACACCAAATAGGAAAAGTATTCCAATGTTTTCCTAAAACTAAATTTATAGTCTATAATAAACATATAAAACTAAAAGAATCCTGGATTTATCCTAACGTAATGGTTGACACGATAAGTAACATATCGTATAATAGTTAATATTAATATAGGACTTGGCGTCAACCCTTCTAATTCTGCCGCCATATTATAGGAGAAAACATATGGCATTTTATAGTACTAAAACATACGGACACAACATCGGTCTTTCAGCGGTGTTCCGTCAACCAAAAGCATTACATTCACATTGTCATTTATTGCATGGCTACAGTCTTGCTTTTAAATTTGTATTTGGCTGTAGTGATCTAGATGAAAAAAACTGGGCTGTAGACTTTGGAGGACTAAAACCTTTGAAGGCTTGGCTAGAAGATAGTTTTGATCATAAAGTTGCTGTAGATGCAGACGACCCTGAACTTGAAACGCTTAAAGCACTAGAAGAAAAAGGACTAGCAGAGCTAAGAATTTTTGACGGTGTAGGTGCAGAAAAGTTTGCATATCATGCGTGGAAGTTTGCGGATAATCTTGTGCGTGAAATGAGTGACGGACGTTGCTGGTGTGAGAGTGCAGAGTGTGCAGAGCACGGTGCTAACTCAGCAATTTATACTCCATATCAAACACAAAAGATGTCGTTTGCTGATGGCAAAGATTGATAAGAGTCAATACACTAAGGAAGAATGGTTAAAGATTAAGGCCGAACGCAGAGAAGCAAAGGCTAGTAAACTTATTTCTACACTTCCGCAGGATTATTTTGTGTTATGTCTTAAACATGGCACAAAATATTCTGCAGATTATGTAAACAAATTGTATAATATGGTAAAACGTAATTGTACGTTAGACTATAAGTTTGCATGTCTTACAGACGATCCAATGGGGTTAGATCCTAACATACAAATACTCAACTTACCAAAAGGCTTACATGGGTGGTGGTGCAAGCCTTATATGTTTTCTAAAGATCTTCCCATTAAAGGAACTATACTGTACTTAGATTTAGATGTTGTTATAAGCGGTAATATAGATAAGTTATTAACTTGGCAACCTAATCATTGGTGCATTGTAAAAGACTACACTCGAGCTATGCGTCCTAGTTATCAAAAGTATAACAGTTCGGTTATAAAGTTTAAAACAGGAGAACTGGGGTTTGTTTGGGACAAGTATAAACAAGATCCAGAAAAATATCAAAAACTGTTCTTTGGTGATCAAGACTACTTGTATGATGTAACACATAAAGAAAAAGCCGCAATGTTATATCCAGATAGTTGGACACAAAGTTGGAAATGGGAAGTAAGACAAAGTAGAGATTTTGAACCAGGCGGCGTCAGAGGAAAAAGAACATTTAAGGTAGTGGAAAACTGTGTACCTCGAATAGAATGTTGCGTGTGTGTTTTCCACGGAGATCCAAATCCAGAACATTGCAAAGATCCATGGGTAGTAGAAAATTGGCGATAAAATATATATTTGATGTAGACGGAACATTGACTCCTAGCAGAGGTAGAATGGACTATGACTTTAGAGCATTCTTTAATGCGTTCTCTATGGTCAATGACGTATATCTTGTAACAGGTAGTGATAAACCTAAAACTATAGAACAGATTACAGAACCAACTTATAACTTGTGCAAACGTGTTTATCAATGTAACGGTAATGATGTTTGGGAAGGCAAAGTTAATATTAAACACTCCGAATGGACATTACCAGAAGATGCACACGAATGGTTGTCGATTGAGCTCACTAGTAGTGCTTTTCCGTTAAGAACTGGGCTACATTTTGAACATAGACACGGAATGACAAATTACAGCGTAGTTGGGCGCAATGCTACACTGGGCGAACGCAAATTGTATGTAAAATATGATCTCGAACATAACGAAAGAAATAAAATAGCTGGAAAGTTTAATTTGCTCTTTCCAGAGTTAGAAGCAAGACCTGGAGGAGAAACAGGTATTGATATTGGACTCAAGGGTAGTGATAAAAGTCAAATACTACACGACTTTGATATAAATGATGAATTACACTTTTTTGGTGATAGGATGGATAAAGCAGGAAATGATTATCCTCTTAAAAAACAGATCATTGACAGTGACTTAGGTATGTGTTATAATGTTAAAGATTATAAAGAAACGTGGCAATTACTAGAAGAAATATAATGGATTTAAAATTTACAACAGCAGGTGACTTTTTGAAAGCACAACAAAAACGCATAGGTTTTGCATGCAAATACATGTATCCTGATCAAACACAGAAGAAGAAATTGCTTGAGGAGATACAGCGACCACTAAATACTCGTAGCACAACAGTTGCGTGGCTCAATAGGCAAACACGTGATGTTGCTGAAGAACGCTTGTGGGACATTATGGTCCACAACATAGCGTCATACAGAAGGTTGATTGAATATGTTGGAAGTCTTCCCCCTCAACTTAGAATGGTCAGATTGGGTAGTGATGTACTTCCTGTTTATACCGAGCCTACTTGGTGTTATTTTTGGCGCAAGCCGGATGTGGTTGCATACTGTGAAAAAGAATTCGCAAAAGTTGGAGAAACCGCAAGAGCCCTTGACGTCCGACTATCAATGCATCCGGGACAATTTACTGTACTTGCCTCGGATAATCCGGAAATTGTTGAGAGGAGCATAGAAGAATTTGAATATCACACCGATGTCTTGCGCTGGATGGGATACGGCCGCACCTTCCAAGACTTTAAATGCAACGTACACATATCGGGTCGAAAAGGTCCACAAGGCATCATCGACGTCTTACCGAGACTCTCGCCAGAAGCGCGAAACGCAATCACAATCGAAAACGACGAAATGTCTTGGGGCATTGACGCAAGCCTCGAACTTGAAAAGCATGTCGCTCTCGTATTGGACATACACCACCACTGGGTTGCTAGTGGAGAATACATATCGCCCACCGACGATAGATTTTTACGTATAGTTGACAGTTGGCGTGGAGTAAGACCTGTTATTCATTACTCAGTTTCACGCGAAGATCTACTAGTAGACCATGATGATAACTCTTTACCTAATATGGATTCGCTATTAGAGCAAGGCTTTAAGAAGCAAAAACTTAGAGCACATTCTGACTTTATGTGGAATAATGCTGTTAACGACTGGGCATTAGAATTTTTAGATTACGCAGACATTATGGTCGAGTCTAAGTCTAAGAATCTTGCTAGTATTGACCTATACAAATATGGTCTAGCAACAGAAGATTATAACTCAATGGCAAAAGACTTCGCAGGAAAAATATATGCATAAATAGTTTTATGCATGAACAAATATATAATTTTTTCCAAGATCTAAGTACAACTTACAATCCAGAAACAATTTTTGCAGAATATGCAAAAGGTGAGCCTACTCCATTTTATATGATAGACAACTTTTTGCCACCATGGTTGTACAATACTATTATAAATTCATTTGAAGATATCCCGGAAGAACGCTATAAAATTTTTGCTAATCAGTATAGCGAACGAAGAGAATGTAGAAACTTTGCTGAGGCGCCTTTACTACAAACCCTTGCAAATAGTTTTAACAGTAAATTGTTTGTAGATTGGTTAGAAGTTTGTACTGGTACAGAATCTCTTGTTCCAGATCCTCACTTCTTAGGCGGTGGGTTTTGTAGAAGTAGCAGAAATACATCATTAGGATTACATACAGACTTTAATTGGAATAACGGTCTTAAATTAAATAGACAAAAGAATGCCATACTCTATCTTAACAAAGATTGGAAAGAAGAGTGGAATGGACATTTAGAATTTTGGAACAATGAAAGAACAGAATGTGTTAAAAAAATTGCACCAAAGCCTAATAGATTAATTTTTTGGGACTATGGTTATGATTTAGTTCATGGGCATCCCGAACCTATAGAATGTCCAAAAACAATAACTAGAGATAGTTTAATACTATTCTACTATACTTCAAATGCAACATATGAGCATGATCCAAGACGTTCACAATTCTATGAGCAAGCAGAGTAAATACAGTACGGAGATAAACAATGAGCTATTTAAACAAAATGTACGGAAGAAATCCGGCCCAGACCCAATCATCATCTAGCGAATCTACAAAAAATCCTAATCGTGTAACGGGCGGGTTAAAAGCCCAAGGTGTAGATACTATGGTGTTGCTGGGAGAAGATGGCTCAACTCAAGAACTTCCTACTTTACAGTATGTTCGTAGTTTGGAAGAACAGTCAAGAAAACAGCGAGCCGCTATCACTGTATTAGAGCGTAAGCTGGCTCGCTGTGAGTCTGCTATCGAAAGACTAAGTGTTAGAAATATTACTTCTTAGAAAGTTTAAATACTTCGTCAACTAGGTCTGCTTTTTTCTTTCTTCTATCAATATCGACTTTATAATTTTCTTTTGCAAATGCTTCAAGTTTTTCTTTAGTCATTTTTGCTAAGTCTGCTTTTTTGACAGTAGTCTTTTTAGCTTCTGCTTTCTTTGGTGCAGGCGCAGGAGCAGGCTTTGCTACTGGCTCTGGCTGTGCAGATGAAAAAAGATTGCGTAACCAATTAAACATAATTATTCTCCATAATAAAATATTTGCTTGTATATTTACATAAATACTCTATATAGGAGACTAATTATGGTAGAAAGTTTAAAACTAAAAAAGATTGACGGACTTAGAATAGATAAGAAACCTTTTCAACCTATTAAACTAAAGCCCGAGCAAAAACTACCTGAAGAAAAAAGGTCGATGAAAACAACTGAAAATACTAGACCAGGAGGATATAAGTTCTAATGAAAAAATGGATTATAGACAGACTAGGCGAAAGAACTTCGCTTGATGGCGCTGTACTTATTGGTGCAGGTGTAGCATTTCTTATCTTCAAACCAATTGCTAGTTTAGTTGCATACGGTGCTATTGCATACGGTGCATGGACTATCTACAAAAAAGAAGATTAATAAATGTCTAGAGAGTATATATTGACTGTTGAAACATCTGAAAATACAAGAGAAGTATCTGAAGGTGTTACTAAAGAACTGTATAATGTTACTATTACTAAAGTAGAAACAGGACAAACTATCTCAATAGTTGATGTTGTAAGCACTTATGATAGAGATGACTGGTGCCAAACTGTATTTGAACATGCAAAAGAAGGATTAGATCACGAAGACGGTCCTAGTTGTTGCTATGTTAATGCAAGTTACGTAGACTAAAGTTTACTAATAGGGAGATCAGAACTAGCAGAAAATTTCCATTTCTGTTTTTGTTCTACTCCCTTTTTTTGTGCAAATTTTTTGCTATCACAATCATTACACACATGAAAATAATTGTTGCTTAACCGCTTGGCATCCATCTTGCCTCTAGGTCTTTCAAACTCGTTATCACAGTTATCACATCTTAGTAACACGTAGGTCTTTTTGCGTGTGTAAGGGTGCGTACGACCTAATTTTGACGTTCTCACATGTCTTGTTTGTACAACAAATTCTTTTATGAACATAATTATATTTATTACATTAGGATTATAAAACTTATCGATAAATATATTAAAGGAGTACAGATGTTTGTATTAAATCTTACTAAATCAGCCAAAGAAAAAATAGATGAACTATGCAATGTAGAGCCAAAACACTTTGCCGTGCATTTAGGACTGAAAGGAGGCGGTTGTGCAGGATTTGAATACGAGTGGAGCATGGTCAATAAGGAAGACGTAGGTGTAAATGACGAAATAATACCTACAAATAATGGAAATCTAGTAGTAGATGCAACTAGTTTAATGTATCTATTTGGAAGTGAAGTAGATTATTCTAAAGATGTATTCCAGACCCAATTTGTTATTAATAATCCTAACGCTCAAAGTAGTTGCGGATGCGGCGTAAGCGTTAATTTTAATGATAACATAGAAGACAATATACAAATTTTGGAGCTAAAATAAAATGGCAAGACAAGAAGTAGACATCGGCATTGAAGGTAATGACGGAACCGGTGATAGTATTAGAGAATCGTTTCGTAAGGTAAACGAAAACTTTCAAGAGATATATGCTGTAGTAGGTAAAGGTGGACAAATAACCTTTACATTGCTTGCTGACACACCAGACAGTTTAAATCCATTTAAAGGTGACGGCGTTGATGCTTACTTGCCAATAGTATCACAAGACGGCACAGAAATTGAAATTAGAAAACTAGGCTCTGACAGCGACGAGAATCCCGCCAATGTAGACACTATTGATGTAAGTGTTGCTACTAACGGCAAAATTATTCTAAAATTAAATAGTATAACATTACAATCAGATGCTAAACCAGTATTAGGTGGTCCATTAAATGCCGCCGGCGTTGCTATAGCAAATGTAGGAACTGAACTAGATGACGTAACTGGATTTAACAATACTCATGGTACATCTTTTTCTATCGATGATATAGTTATTGACAAGAAGTTTGCTGACAAAAACTACATCCGTAGACAAGATCCAGGAGAAACAATTAACGTACCAGCAGAGCCTGCTGACGGATCAAGTTATACAAAAGTCTTTACAGTAAGTTTATCATCTGCGGTTGGTGTTGGGACAGCACTTATACCACAACACGGATTGACAAGAGGTTCTGATGGTGCAGCATACATTTTTAATACTTCAGGTACAGGATTAAATTGGAGTAGAATTGATCCAGCAACTGACACCCTAGTTTCTAGCACAGACTTGGACGACAACAATCAACTAATTTATGGTCCTTTAGAAAATGGCGATGTAGTATATCTTGGTATTTTGGACGAAAATAATATTGGATTTTTTGCTAATCCAGAAGATGCACTACTAAATGACTCTGTAGAAAGAAATAGAAGAAGATACAAATTAACAACAACTGATTCGGCAGGTTTGAGTATTACAGACGGCGGCTTCAACGAAGACCTAGAAGGATTTTTCTTAAGCCATCAGGTAATGCCACGTGATAGCATTGTAAGAAGACAAGGCGATACTATGGAGGGTCCGCTTACACTCCATGACCATCCAGGTGATTTAGCAGGAGCAGGAACTCCAAATGGTATTGCAGACTTACAGGCTGTATCAAAGTTATATGTAGATAGCCAATCAA